GAATATATCCTTCATCATGCCAAATGCTCGTGCCATAGGCTCAAAGATAGGTTGGACAATAGGTCCTATCTTACTACCAATAAATCCACCTAAAAAGTCACCAATAGCAGCACCTATCATAGGTCCGAAAGGTCCTAAGAATGGTAACAATGCACCACCTGCTGCTGCTCCTGCTACACCACCGATTGCTTTACCTACACCTGCTCCTACTGCTGTACCTGCTGCTTCTCCTTCTTGATCTCCTGCAAATGCTCTTGATAATCCACCAACTACAGATGTGGCACCTGCCAACATGGTAGCACCGCCACCAGGTATTCTTCCTTTTATTCCTTTGAATGCATTACTCATACGTCTGGTAGCACCCATTCTCATGCCACCAATCTTTGTGGTTGGTCTGACTCTATTCTCAAATGATTTTATACCGCCAGGTTTCTTCCTAGCAGCTTTACGCATTGTGTTATATTCTTGCTTTGTATAGTAACGACCAGTCTTCTTATCATAATATCCACTCTTTACTCTTTGAGTTGCTTGATTTGCACCCTCCTCAGCTGTCTTAGCGTTTGAAAAAATATCTCGTAGTTTGTTAACATCACCAAATAGTTTCCATGGCATAAGAATGTATTGTGCACTCCTAAGAGCTGCAAGACCAACTAGGAATTGTAAACCACCTGTGAAGAATCTGAATACTCTCTGTATCTTATTTTCACCAGGTACTCCAGTCCCAAACATTCTAACCATGCCATTGAAGAGCTGACCTATACCGAAACTAGCAATTTTATATGTAAATTTTACCAGTGATGCTACTACCTTAAATACTGTTTTTATTGCCTCTCCATTCTTTTGCATCCATGTAAGACCACCAAATAATACAAACGCACCAAACAATGTGCCGAAGAAACCACTAATCCTTGCAAGCATTTTCTTGAAAGGTGTTAGTATCTCCTTTGCTTCTTTCTTTTGTGCTTCTTTCTTTTCTTTAGCAAGTTGGTTTGCTAATTTTGCAGAATCCTCACGTCTCTTTTTAAATGCAGCTCTTCTCTCTTGTATCTTTAAACGAGATGCAAGAAGTTTCTTTTCTCTATCTTTTGCTTGCTCATATACCCTATCTTTCTGCGACGTCTCTTGTATAAAACTTTTCTGAAACTCGAGTAGTGTTAATGATGACTCAAATGATTTACCTATACTAGTAGTTGATCTACCAAGTCTGTTCAGGCTCAATCGAAGACCATTCATGTTGCGACCTACATCGGTCGAGGTCTTAAACGCTTTGACTCTTACAAATGAGCGAATTGCTGACATTAGAGATTAACTCGATTCCTGTTATTCTCTGCTGCACGGCGTCTTTCCTCTTCTTGGAGGAAGGCGAGTAACAAATTAACATAAACATCACGCTCCCATGGGATCATATTCTCTAACTCGGTCAAAGAATATTTGTGATGTTGCATCAACGCAAAATTAGTCTTGTATAAGTTTTCAAGACTGTCATGCAACAGGGCTATGCGAAAAAAGCTGCTAAACCCTCAAATGTTATATCATTATCTTTTTTGGTTTTAGGGTTTCGCACAGTCATAGTATATGAAAGTTTTGGAATAGTCTCAAAGAATGTCTGGATCTTAGCGAATTGGTCTGAATTCAGACTTTCTAGAAAATCCACTGCTTCTTTCTTGGTGAAACTATCATAAACTTCATCACCATCGAAAGCTTGAGCAATACATCCTGCTGCTAATTGAAAAACATCATCAATGGTTTGCTCTCCTTCTGTCATATTTTGTTGGACGAAAATGTCAAGTGAAGGATACTTCATAAGGACTCCAACATCATCAGTAAACATGATCTTAGGGTCATGATCCTCAGGCACTTGAAGCTCCACTTTGTCTAGTGGGACTTTAACATCTACTTGTGTGACTTCATCGTCAGGGCAGGTTACCTTAAATTCGCTGACCTCACCGACCGCTTTCGAGCGGATCTTGAGGAAAACGTATTCAATTTCAAATGTCGCAAGTTTCTCAACGTCTTTATCAGAGAGTGAAGTGCAGTTTTTGATAATTGTTTTGACCGCCTTAACCATCTCCTTCTCATTCTTCGATTCCATCGCAAGGTATAGGAGTTTCTCCTCCTTGACGAGGAATGGTCGGTAAGATAATTTCTTACCTGTAAGAGGGATTTTAAGGTCATGCTCAGGTAACGCAAGTTTAGGTAATGGCATAATATACTCAATCTAATTATATTTAGAGACCAATTCCGACAAAATTGTCAAGACTGGAATCTATACTAAGTGATGATAGCACATCATCGTTGTCAACTGGAATAGTGACATCTTTAAGTGCACCTTTAAACATCTTAGCATTATTCGGTGTATCCATACGGTATCTTTCGTAATAGAAAGAGATATCTAATTTGATTAGATCTGTAGGTCCATTATTTAGCGTGATTGCAGACATGTCAAATGGGAATGCCCCATACAGTGTCCAACATGCAGATACACCATTAAATCTACGCAATAATGTCCTCTCGTCTCCTAATACTTTTCTAGTCTGAGATCCAACGTAGTTAGACGCTAATTCCCATTTGATTAGACGCATTGTAGTTGTATATTGATCATACATACCTACTCTATTCTCAGAGTCAGATGCAGTAAAATTCATCCACCTCTCAAAATACTCTCTATGATACATGTCCTTAGGTAGCAAGAATGATACTTGCACTTCACTAAAGGTTGTATCTGTAGCAAACCGTCTCATAGCACCTACGTCCCTTACTGTGCCAACAGTTATTCGTCTACCAGGTATAGACACTGTATCAGCAAAGTAATTCATCATATCAGCATGCTCACGATATCTTGTCATTATCTTATTCTGCTGCTCAACCTCATCTTCAAACTGTAGTCCATTTGCCTCTTTCGCATGAAAAAGACCACCAATGCTTGTCATCACTGGCGGGGGTTGCACTACTACTTGAAAAAGATTAGACCTTGCAGGCTCCTTGTTACCTGTATTGATCTGCTCTCTAAAGTTATTAAATGAATTGGGTTCGTAGTAACTCATACCTTACTCCATATAAAGCTGCTTGGGACTTCAACTTTGACTCCTGCTCGTGTAAACAGAAACTGCTCTAATGGCAGTGGCACATAATCTGTAAAGGATTCCTTAGGTACTAAGTATATATTCGATGCTGCCGACATAAAGTATTTATGGTAGCAGCGGGCAGGATACGTTTGTGCACCTCCTGCCCATGCTTTTCCTATTCCTTGTCTAGCAGATGGACGTAAATAGTGTATATTACCACCACTAAACTGTCCAAACATCATATCTACGTCAGTAACTAGTGTCAAAGGGTGCATATCATACCAATCTACGTCTGTTTGTGCTACATAGTCATAGAATAGTATATCACCTTCAGATGGTGGACGTCCTAGAGGCTCCAAACCACTTCTAACCTGTGATCGATACCAATCCTTTGATTTGGACGATCCTCTTGCCGAGTCTTTGACATCCTTAAATAAACTCATACTTTTAGGTGTTTTTCGGTTAATATCATAAATTCCATATTCCTGTCTTTACAGTATTCAATCGCAGCTTTCCATTTTGCTTGATTGACACCGAAAGTCCTTACCTCAGTAATATAATTCTTTGTTTGCCTTTTTGGTCGTTTTGGTGCCTGACACTGTTTTTCTGGTTTGACTTCGACGATATATTTCTTAATACGCTCGTCTCTAGTCTTCGCTTTTACATAAAAATCAGGGAAATATCGGTGCACACGACGATCAACAGGTGAAATATAGGGTATAACAATCTCTTCACTACCCCACTGTAGGACATTTTCATTCTTATCACACCACACCATAAACTTTCTTTCCCACAAACTCCTATAAATAATATTTGTAGGATCACCTTTATATTTTTTCGGATGTGATGGTCTGTACCTACCCGAGTAACTCATGTCAAATAGACTACTAGTATTTCCAAGATCAAAACCTTACGGTGCAAGTCGCTCTGAGAGTAGAGGCGATGTGTCTCATCATGACGCATACCCTACTGAGGTTGTCGATTACCTAAAATTGGATATATTCGACAGTCAGACTGGTAACCCCTATAATAATATAGGAGGAGAAACAACTGCGACAGTAGGATCCTCAATTTATTTATACCTTCCACCCAAACTTTCTGAGCAAATTAGTGCTAACTACACTAATCACAAGATGGGTCAGACAGGTAACGCTGCATTAGGA